ATACGGTAATGCTTGTGCCATTATACTAGTCCTCCAAATCCTGTGTTCTGTCTAAGAACAGAGTAAGCAACTTGTGTTGCTACTCCTTCTATATACTGTTTCATTTGCTTTGATTGCATTTGATTAGTATTGCCTGCGTTTACACCTGAGATATTGAAATTCATAGTCGAATTTGCATTAGAAGTATTGCTGTTAGATATACCTGACATGCCTGATCCTACGCCGCTAACAGGAGATGAAATGACGTTTGGATTTATTGATGTTGGTAGTTTGTTCATTGTGCGCAATGAGTCTTTAACTGCATCTTCAAGTGGATCGACCATCTTCTTCGGCATCATATCCATATACTTGCCAATGCCATTTACCATATCTGGAATGATTGAGTTGCCAACAGCTTCTTGTTCCATGAAGCCCATTTTTGCTAGACCGCCTTCTACGAAACCTGTGATTGCATCGCCAGCTTTGGTAAATCCACCAACAACTGAATCTTTAACACCAGTGCCTAACTCTTTTGCTTTTGTTATACCTGCACCAACTCTATCAATCATATAATCAATTTTTTCAATGATACCAGTTACGACATCAATAACTGTATTGAATGCTGGGATAACTACGTCTGTCATAACACTCGCAAGACCTTCAAAGATTGTCTTTGCTACTGGAAGCGTAGCTTCGATCATTGGTTTTAGTATCTCTGATATCTTAACAAGTGCATCAAATATTAGCACTGCCGCTGGTGCTACAATGTCTCTGAATATCACACCAAGTAGATCAAAGATCGGTTGTGCTTTATGTGCATTTTCAAATAACATTACGATACCATCTGCAACGAATGTTACTGCTTGTCCTAGTTTTTCACCTAGTGCAAGAGCAAGTTCTTCGTTTTGTTTGATGAAATCTGTGAACTTTGTAGTTGCATTACTTACTGCATCTGTAAGTCCACCTTCGCCTACTTTAATTAGTAGACCATCGATTGTATCTTTTAGTGTTGAGAATTTACCATTTAGTGTCTGTGATGCACGTTCCATACCACCACCGAAACGTTCATCGAATCCTTCAGTTAAAGCGGCTCGTGCTTCTGCCGCACCTTCTGCTGTTTTACCGAACTTGGACATTTCTCCACGAGTCTTGCCAAGTTTTTCGAATAAGATATCATATACTGGGATACCACGATCATTAAGCTGATCTAGTTCTTCTAGACCTAAACCACCTTGAACTGTTCTTGAATATAAGTTTGTAGCCGCTGTAAGTGCGCCAACTTTGTCACTTGATGCAGAAGCCGCATTACCTAATGTTTCAAGAAGTCCCATCGGTTCGAGACCTGCGTTTTGTAGCTTGATGAAAGATTCTGCTACGTTATCAACTTGGAATGGTGTCTTCTCTGTAAATTCACGAATCTGAGCGAATGCTTTGTCTGCTTCGTCTGCTGAACCAGTAACTGTTTCTAGTGCAACTTTTAAGTCTTGTGCGTTGCCTGCCGCTCCAAGAACTGCTTTACCAAAAGCTGATATACCTGCTACTGTTACTGCACCTGCAATTAGACCTTTTAGTTTATTAAATGATCTGCCTGTCTTATTGACTGACTTATCAACTTTATCGAATTGCCCAGACATCTTCCCAACTTTTCTGTTGAGCGGACCAAGCGATTTCTCCATTTTGTCAAAGACTCTACCTGTTTTGTCGAGTGCTTTAATTTCAATTTCTATACTAGTGTTTGCCATTACGCTTGCTCCGTTTTTCTTTAATTTTTAAATACTCTGACCAACCAATGAACTCGGATGCTGACATTTCTAGTATCTCATCAACAGTCTTGTGAAGATGTTCTGCTAACTGAAACAAGAAATATGTATCAGCATCCTTTGTTAGTTTTTTTCTATGTCACTTGCGTCTGGTTCAGAGTTTAGAATATGAGATGCTACTGTCGTAATAACTTCAGGATCGACTGAATTCATCAAGTCAAACTTGTCTGCCATAGTAAACATTTTAGTCCCATCTTCATTCAAAGCACGTGAGATTAGCGTTTGTGCTAATGCTTCTGCAACTTTGTTTTCACGATGTAATGCAACGATTTCCTCTGTTTGTTTCAGAGTTGCGCTACCCTTGAAATACACGGTTGATTCCCATTCTGGAACGTCAATGCTTTCAAGTTTGTCTGTTAGTTTAGTTTTAAAATGCTTTTTAGCATTTGTTATTACACTCATTTTATACCTCTTATTATTATGTAATTAATAGTTGACCAGTGCCTGTTAGATCAAGCGTCATAGTAACCAAGTCTGCAACTGCTACATCAACTGAAACTGATGTTACGATTGCGTTGCCTGAGTATGTGTTACCGCTTGTTCCATCTGTTAGGACTACTGTGATTGATGAACCATCTACGTATCCTGCGATACCATCATCGTCTGCAAAATACATATCAACTGAACCACTCCATGATTGTAATGAACCTTCGAATGTTTTCCATCCTGCTGTTCCCATAGATGTTGTTTCTAGTGTATCTGTTTCGATTGACGCTGACCATGACTGAACTACGCCTGATGCAGGTGTTCCATCTAGTGAAACTGTGCCGTCTTTTCCTTTTAGAATTGCCATTGTGTTCTCCTGTTAGCTTTTATCTAAATCACCCTTTTGGTGAATGTATTCAATGCGAACAACAATTTGTATCGCACCTAGTGGATATAAAACACCCTCATCGGTGTTTATTTCCGTAACAAGTGTATCAATGGCATATCCTCCCCTTGATACATCTTCGTATAATTTTTCTTCTATTTCGTCTAAGATTTTGTTTCTTGCTGTATCAATATACTTACCTTTAACGAAAGCTGTTACGATATATTCAATATTACCTATACGTTCATAACCCATAGCAATGTCTGTTTTAGTTTCAGACCCACTTTGAACTAGAACTGCTGGAAACTGAGCATCACTTATTTCATCTGGATCAAAAACATCACGGTCTACATAGCGAATAGACTTAATACTCTTAATCTGCTTTGCTATGTCTTTTGCGATATTTTCACGATAACTTGTTTTGCTCATTAGATATCTCTCTCAAATTGTTTTCTAAACGCTGTAGTTACATGTCTTAACTCATCATTTCTTAGACCTATAAATGGTCTAGTCTTTTGGTTCTGCATTGCTTTCTTTTTCTCTTCTTGTCTAAAGAACTTAACTTTGACACTGTTGCCACTTTTACGTTCTACACCAAGATTGGAAAGCATACGACCTGAAAAGTTTAAGTCTGGTTTGCTACCACGTCCTTGTTTTTGTCTATAGTCAAGATACTCATTTGAATATCTTTTAAATGTCCCTTTGAGTCCTTTACCGCTTTGTGTTCTTTCAACGATAGTTTGGACTGTTTTCTCTCCACTCTTATTTAGAGCTTTTGGGATTGCACGATTCATACGTCTTCTAAAGCTACTAATGTATGCTCTAAAGTTTCTTGTATGAATTTTAATCTTCATTAGCGAAGTAACCTTCTTGTGTGGAATGGTTGCTTTTCAATATCTTCAACTGTGCCATCATCATCATAATCATAACGAACACCATCTTGTAAGATGTTGTTGAATTCTTCATTGTATTTCTTACGATAGTGCATCATCATAACTTGAAACTTGTCTTCATCACCATCTGCATTCCACTTCGTTAGTTGTGGTAGTGCATACTCTGCTAAGATAAGATAAACAGCACAACGTGTAAATTGTGTTTCGTCTAGTTTAGTGTCGTCCATTTCTAAAGCATAAGTTGTTCTAACTGAACCCAATTCTACTTTAAAGTTCTTGCCACGAACCCACCATTCTGATCTTAATCTGCGTAAGATATCTTCACGTGCTTTTGTGTGATATGAATCAAAATCATCGATACCATATTCTAGAATATCTGGTTGATACTCAATTAAATTGTCGTCTGTTGACATTACCATGTGCGTTCTCCAAATAGCAGAAAAGAGAGGGAATAATTCCCCTCTCTAATATTTCAGAAATTATACGATTGCTGTGCGTGTTGTAATCGCTACACCGTTTTCTTCTTTAACTGCGTTGAAGCCCCATACTGCTGAACCTACGATTTCTGTCGCACGTTTCGATGCATCACGTTCTGTTTCTAGACGAACATCACGTTTCATTGCGCCACCTAGTGCGTCAAGTGTGAATACACCGCCTGTTGCACCAACTAGTGTTGATTCAAAGATTGTGATACCTGCGATTTGACCTACTAGACCTGATGTCAATGCTGAGTTACCAACGTTTGACAATGCACCTAGTTCTGTTGCACCTGCTGATGACAATTGACGCTTCAATTCAAATACTGCCGCTGGGTGGAATACACCAACCATTTGACCAGATGCTTTTTGAATACGCAACAGAGCCGCCGCTTTGAATAGTGCTTCTGCGTCTAATACTGTCGCTGATACATCTAGTGTGTTTGTAGTGAAGTTAGCGAATTTGCTCATTGCATCTTCGTCAAACTTTTCAGCCATTTCCATGCCCAAGATTTTACCAATCTCTGCCGCTAGGTTGTAGTTTGGCATTGTTTCTACTGCGTCATCTGTTAGAAGTGTCATTACAGCACTTTCTGCCATTGTGATTGTTGGAAGTAGTGTTGTGCCTAAGTCTTGTTCTGCGTTTGTCCCTGCTAGATCAACGCCTTCTGCGCCTGTTCTGGCTGTGAATGTGTCAAACTTTGGAATCTGCACAATGTTACCAACTGCGTTCGCCACTGGATACATATTCACTAGTGGGCGCATGATTGAATTTTCTTGTGCTGTGTATTGTGCTTCAACGATGATTTCGTTGAACAAATGGTTGTTCGCTGTGTTTAGCGATGAAATGTTAGTTGCCATGATAATTCTCCTATTCTGGCGTTATACTTACCGTTGCTTTGCTTTATATTCTGCATATTTTGCACGGTCTTTTGGATTACTCATATCCAATGCTGTAATGTCTAAATCACCTGATTTAGAACCGCCTCCTACTTTACCTGTGCTACCTGTGCCTGATGCACTAGGAGCCGCAAAGTGCGGGTTAGTAGCTAGAAAATCTTTTACTAAGTCATCAACGCCCATTTGAGAACCATCGTCTTTATACAGTGGTGTGCCATCATCTGAGATGACTTCTGACTGCCCTAGTTCGTTTAAACGAACACGATTCTTCAATAGGTCTGCGACCTGGTTTGGAGCAACTGAACGATTTTTAGATGCCGCATTTAACAATGCTCCATCTACTTTTTCTTTTGTTAGTGTGCCTTCAAGTTCTGAAATACGATTGCTGAACTTATCAGCTTGGTCTTTCAAAATCTTTTCAAACTCACCACGTTGTTTTTGTTGCTCGATTTTGCGGTCTTCTTCTTGCTGTTGCCAATTCTTATATTGATCTACATCTACACCTTCGAACTTTTTACGTTCACGTGCGACACGATCAGCTACAATACGATTGACTTCATCTTGTGAGAAACCACGATTTTCATTGCTATCCAGAGAATTATTTTCAGATGTCTCAGTTACATCATTTACCTGATCTTCATCAGTCATAGTCTGCCTCCATTAGAGTGTTGCCTCGATCTATTACGAGTGTTATATACTTATTTATGCTTTTAAAAATAATGATAAAAGACTTGACAAACAGGACGAATCACTTTATAAAGAGTGTATAAGTTAGAGAGAAAGAGAGAATCAATGACAAGACGCATTTATATTCTAGGTTACATCAACGAGCAACAATTAGAAAAGCGTAAGCCTATTCAAGCACGTGTTTCTTTGTTCTGGCTCGGTATGGGCTATGAAGTTCATGTGCTTGATAGCGTATTCACTGAAACTGAATTCTATGACTTTATGCCAAAAGATGTTGTTCGTCATAGCAATGCTAAATTCAAGCACATTTGTTTCGCAAGAAACTTCGCAATCGATCACGCTACCAGTGAAGGCGTAGATGATTTCATTGCTATTGCTGACAATGACTGCACACTGCGTTATATGGACGACTTTGACTTAGACGTTCACAACTTGCTTGATGCGATGCACAAGAGCGATGCTGATGTTATCTTTGCTTCGCCGCCTGCTGACTTTCACAGCAACTTTTTCAAAGACAACAAACAAGCACGAACACACTTGTTGCTTCACAATCAAAACAACTTCAAAGGTTCATTGCTGTGGGTCCACACAAAAACAGATCATCGTTTCGATACTTGGTTTGACGAGCCTCGTTATGGCTTTGCTATCACGCCTACAGAAGACAATGATTTTGGTCTACGTGGCAAGCGTCTCGGCTACAAAATTCGTATCGCAAAACAACTGAAAATGCACGAACATGGTGGCATCAAATCATCTACATGGTGCCCAGACACAAGCATTCGCACAAAGCACAAGCCTGCTGATGAACGCAATGATCGTGAGTGCAAGAAAACTTGGAACAAGAAATACAATCAGAAATACAAGAAGCCTGATTGGATTGAAATTTAGCACTTGACAAATCAAACGAATCACTTTATAAAGAGTGTATATGTTAGAGAAAGAGAGAATCAATGACAGTCTATTACAGTTCAGTAGCAGAATCACGCAAAGAAAAAGGTATTGATCCTGCTGTTTGGTGCAAACTATCAGATCACGAAATGCGTCCGCACGTCAAGCCAAAGACAGGTGCCAAGAAGCGTGTTGTAGTTCATCATCTAGAAAAAGTTTATGCGAACAAGAAGCGAAAGCCGAGACGGTGGACTGTCAAAGAAACATACTATCGTCTGAAAGATTTTGAATGGGTTCAAAAAGAATTCAAAGCAGATACATTCGAGGTCTTGTGTCACTTTCACAATGATTTAGGCGATGATTATGAAACAATGAAATGGGTATCAGAGAACATCTTCAAGATGCCGTTTGAGAAGACTCATCCACGAAACTTTCGAAAAAAGACTTGACAATCGGAACGAATCACTTTATACAGAATGTATAAGTTAAACAGAAAAGAGAATCACTATGAATTTAGAACAAACTGAACAACGTATTAAAGAAACTGCACATCGCATTGCAAATGAGATAAACGGAACAGTTACATTTGCACCAAGTGGTAATCCCATTGTAAAAGGTAAGAAAAAGAATTGGGTAGACGGGTATGCAGGTTGGGATCCTGAGAAAATCTACTGTTGCGAACCATACAATGACTATGAACTTGTAGTTTCTATGCATATGGCTCAAGCACAATATTTAATTAACACAAATCAAGTATGAGGAGACAGCGTAATGAATAATATTATATCACTAAATGAAAAACTTACCAAACACGGTGTATTTAAAGGTAGAGAATATACCGCAGTATGGGTTGTAGCAGAAGACGGTATGCCTAACCGTTGGGAATGTATCAATGATTATGATGATGAAGTTTGGGATAGTGAAGTTTTTCTACATCTAAACCCAGAGTTATTTTAGGAGACAGCGTAAAAAAAGGTTGACAATCGGAACGAATCACTATATAAAGATTGTATAAGTTAAACAAAACAACAGAAAGAGAATCACTATGTCAAAACTAAACGGTAAAGCAAAAGCAAAAGCACGTAAAATGAAGCAAAAAGCGTCTATGAAGCCAACTAAAACTATCGTTGGATTTGGTGCTTTTTACAAAGGAATGGATGACGATGGTTTTGCATTCTATATTGACAATATGTCAGAACCAAAAAGCGGTTTCACCAAAGTGCTACACGACAACGTAGTTATTGCAGGCAAAGGTATCTTAGAAGAGTTCCGTAAAGGAACTTGGGATGTAGCAGGATGCAAAGAGCAACTTGCTTTAGCGATTGAATCATACAACCTAAAAACATTTGGTTCAACAGAGCGTCCAATGGTTAATTCTAAAAAAATTCAAGTGACAATAGATGCTATACCTGAACTA